TAATCATAAGCCTAACATTTGATTCGTTTGCGTATCATTTAATCCAAAAAGAACCATTAACGTTCCTTTCTTTTGAACAATTGTTAATGTAGTGTCTGCTAATATAGACGTTAACGCTTGCGTACCCCCTACTCCTAATGTAACGGCTAATAAAGTACTATCTGCTTTAACATCCGTTAGTTCCTCATCACCATTTGCAACTCTTATTTCATTTTTGGTATAATAACTAAGATATTCAGCTGAAATTGCTTTTGAATACTTTAACGGCAATAACGAAAAGTCTAAATCAGTGTTAACTAAGTGAGCGAAATCAGTAAATATTTCAGTTAATAGTTCCTCCATTAATAAACGGTCGTCTGAGGTTATACCGTTGTAATAATCAAAAGCGTCTGAAATTTCTTTGGACGTTCCTAAACTCCCAGCAACTCGCAAAAGTAAAACGGGCGGAATTAAGAATGTTTTAATAATCGCATCTCTTGAACTGTTTTCGGTATATTCGTAAAGTCCGTCGTAATCTTGAATATCTACTTTTTTGAGTTCAATTGTTTCTGCTTCGGATGCTCTCTCAATCACTAACAAAGTGCCAGCACCTTCGCCCCCCTGGAATTGTCTTAAATTTTCGTCAAACTCTTCGGATGCTTCATCACTTTCACTTTTACCAGTAATTAACAAATGAGAAGCTAAGAAGTTGTTTGCGCTTGTAGAATGTTTGAATTTCTTTAATTGAGCTTCTGTAAGCATATCCTCCAATACCGCATCAAATGGACTTAATGGATACGTAGCACCCTTTGGCGTCCAATAATAAACCTGTCCTTTGTAGTTCTCAACTCCCACCGCTTCCATTTCTTGAACGGCACTTTTTGGGTTGTAGTCGTCAATGTACGTAACATCTGAGGGGGAAAACTTTAATCGTTTGTTATGCCCCCAGTCGTCGTAAATAGCAATTTTACCTTCATCTTTGTGTCCTGTTGGAACTAATCTGCAATATTCAAACGGAATAGACGTAACGGTTGTTTTTTGCCCAACCATATTGTAATTAAAATGAATAGCACACCCACCAAACTTTGTAAAGTTCTCAATTAAATCTCTAAGGAATTTATCCGCCGTTGTTGTTGGATTTACTTTTGATTTATAAAATTCTAAGTTTTTCAAGCCACTACCAAAAACGAATTTCTTTTGAATCTTCAAACACGTTTGCGCCGTTCCTGAATCATTCGAAATGTCAATAACTCGCTGAGGATATTTATTATCGAAATCGTACTTGTTGACGTAAAAGCCTACTTGATCAATGGTAGTGATCCGTTGCGTGACCTTTTGCGCCGTGGATTTTACCTTTGCCATTATTTTTTGTTTTTAACAGTTGGTTTTTTTTCGTTAACTAACTCTAAATAGTTCTCAGGATACTTTGAAAAATATTTAATTATAGAAGGTTGTTTTTTTAATGCTGTGATACATTCAGCATCTGATGAATGCTCCGTAATTGCGTTGAAATCGAAAGACGTTATAACAGCATCTTTTTTTACTCTGAATAATTGTTCCATTTTATTTTTTATTTTAATTATTACTTTTGGATTTTTTAACATAAAATACAAGTCTTCTATGCAATGACAATTTTGACTTTGATTTAAAGGAATATCGAAAAGAATTTTATTTAATTCACTCGCTAAATTCCATTCTTCGCTAAGATAGTTTCCCCTCCAAACATTTTTTGTTGGCTCGTTGCTTAGTACTTTGTCAATTTGATTTTTAATTGTCATAAAAAAAGGGTGCAATTATCTTACACCCTTTAAAATTAATCAATTTAATTAATATTACACTAATAAACTATCAACAACCGCTTTCGATAAAGCATAAGAAGTGATAAAAAGTGCATTTGGAAGATTTGGCTCCTTATTCAACTGAGTTGTAAAAGTCATGTCGAACGCTCCTTGCGTGTCGGCATTGTTACCGTCTCTAGTTAATATAGACAATTCTAAACCAGTTGTTAATCCGAAAACCTCGAATGCAGAAGAACCGTTTGCACCTCTGAAATAGTTTTCAGTAACGATAATGAATTTACCATCTTTCATTGCATTTAACTGCTCTTTGATTGCGGGTGAAATGTCAAATCCTAAAACTTTAACCGTATGGTCAAACATGTTGTAAGGGCCGACCTTAGCTAATGCAGTCATTGGTGCGATTGAGTTTTTTAATCCATCAATAACAAAACCATTTTTTGCAACTGCTAAAGTTAAATCCTCTATCGTATTTACATTTGTAGCGTTATAAACTACCGTAGCTAAGTCATCGTAATTAAAGATAACCGCTCTGTCACGCGTTCCTGCTTGTAATGGAATCGTGCAACTTTTTTGAATATTTGCGGATATTCCGCCACATATTGTTGACATATTTTTTTAGTTTAAAAAAGGGAGGTTTTACGCTCCCTAAGATTATTAATAAGCTACTTGAACCTCTTCATCTTTTATAACTTTTGCATCTACATTGAATGCGAAGTCGATAAAGTTTTTCTTAGATTTTTTATCATTGAATATGTCAAGTTCTGCAATTGCTCCAGCGCTTTCAGTACCAACTTGTAAGTTTTCTTTACGAGTTAATAAAGCTCTGTGAGGTAAGAAATATTTAGTACCATTGTCATAAGACGTTTTAATGATTCTATCCCATAAAGAAAAGATAATTAACTCAATACCATCTGAACGAAGCACCTCAATACCGTTCTCATACTTTTCAGTAGTAAACGCTTGGTTTGCTTTTTTCAATTCTCTACGGTATTGATCACCTACTGATTTAGTAACAATATACAAAAGGTCTCCTTGCATTGACAAACGCTCATCTGCGTCAATGTACAAGTTTTCCAAAGCCGAAGTAACAACAAAATTAGTTGTATCCGTAGCTGTGAATTTTTGAAGTGCGTATGAAGCCTGTCCGTTTCTTGAAGCTAAATCCGTTGTTTTTCTACTCGCATCTGCTCCAACTATCGCAAAAATTTGTTTCCAAAGTCCGTTAATTTTGTTGAAATAAGCTAAGTTAGAACCAGCTTTCAAAGTTCCACCGTCTGCAATTAACCCTGCTGAAGTATCCCCAAACCATGCTACTCGAAGTACTGCCTCTTTGATTGCTTCGGTAACTCTCATTTCAACGAAATTGAAAAAATCAGTACCCGTTAAATCAGTTTTAGCAACTCCTATTTTTGTGCCGTAATACCAAAATGAATTTTGAATATCAGTGAAACAAGCCTCAAATCTATCTCCTACGATTGCAGGCGTCCAGAATTTTTCACTCATCTCAATTGTGTTCGTCGCACTTGTTGGGTCGCAACCTCCTGAACTTGCACCTACGTAACCACTCAATCTTCCTAAGATTGCAATTTGTTTGTTTGCTACGATTCCATCAACTAATGTATGGAATCTATCCAATTCAGGATTTGCGAATGCACTCTCGAATACCGCTTCCGATACTGCTTTAATCTCTTCACCGTTGAAGGTTAAGTCTGCTACTGTAATTAATGGCATAATTATTTATTTTTTATAGTTTAATTTTCTTTCTTGCATTTGCTCTTTCACTGATTTTACAGGAGCTTCAATTTTTCTGAATGTAGTTTCTGCTTTAATCGGAACAAACGTACTTCCTTGCTTTGCTAACTCTTCAAACTTCGCAACTACTGTTTCAGCTACTTCATTTGCACTTAATAATTCAGCTTTTAAACCTTCAATTTCAGCTCTAAGACTTGCTTCCATTTCAGTTACTTCAACCTCTAATTGTGTGAATGATTCAATCACACCATCAACAACAACTATCACCGTTCCATCTACTGCTGTGTAGGTGTCATCATTCGCCACCGAACCATCTGTAAACATTACAGGGTCTCCGATTACTAAATCGTCAAAAGGTGTTTCAATAACTCCTTTATCTGTCTCTAAGGTTAAAGCAACCGCTTCTTCACCCTTCAACACTTGCATCGCTAATGCGATACGCTCCATTAATGGTTTACTCATTTGTATTTGTTTTTGATTATAAATTAAGGCTACTGCCCTCTCTTGAATTTTAGCTACAATCGAACTCGCAAACTTTAAAGAAATACATTGCTCAACCGTTAAATTTGTTTCGATTTTCATTAATCCCGAAACGGCTTCTTTTGATAGTCCCGTAGCTTTTGAATACATTGCTATCATTTTCGTCTCATCTTCTTTTACGCTATCTGCATAAGATTGCAACGCCGAAGCATCACCCCCAACTGAAGGAATAAAAGGATTGTGAATTATGTAGTCGGTGCCAGCTTGGATTGAACGATTTTGAAGTGGTACGGATAAATGTATTTCGGTAGCGATTGAGGCACAAAGGTTTTCAGCGATAGTAAAGCAATTATCTAAAGACTTAACAAATTCAGCTATTTCACGCCCAACCGTAACGTAACCTCCTTGCGAATCAATATGAATGACTGTTTGTTCTACATCTCCATTTGAAGCCACTTGAGTAATTACATCAATTAATTCAACTCCATTGGTTAATATGACACCATTCTCATCGTAATCATTACCAATTTGCCCTTTAATATAAACGTGTCCTGTCATATTGACAAAATTAGAATTTATTAAGGCTAAATGTTTGACGGTGTTCTGTCAAATTAGTATCTTTGCTGAATGGATAAGGAAAACATAAAAGTTCAAGACGTTTTGAGGATATTAAAAAACGGTTCTGAAAAAACTGTTGATGACTTAAACGATTTCTGCAAAGGTAAAAGTATAGGAGAGGCAAAAGCATACGACCACGCTTTAGAGTTGGTTAAAGGATTGTTTAATTAAATGTTATGG